CACAGGTAAATGCAGGAGTTACGAAAAAGTACAGAAATGAAGTGGCAGACTGCGAAAATCCAAGCAGTGAACTTGAAAGTGCAAGGGCTGAAATTGAACGCCTTACCGCAGAAAATCACGCATACAAACTGAAAGAAATCAGGATTAAAACCGCACTTGAATACAATATACCGCCTGAACTCGCTGACAGAATTTCAGGCGACAATGAAAGCCAGATAAAGGAAGATGCTGAAAAACTTGCAAAGTTTGTAAAGTCAAAGCCGACTCCGAATTTTAAGGGAGAACCGCAGACAAACGCCATAGAATCGGCATTTATGGAAATGCTGAACGAAATAAAAAAATAAAAGGAGAATGAAAAATGGGAACACTTACAACAGCAGGCACACTTTTTAAACCTGAACTTACAGCGGAAATGTTCAACAAGGTCAAGGGACATTCTGCACTCGCAAAACTCTGTACCGCTTCACCAATTCCTTTCGTGGGTACGGATATTTTCGTATTTTCAATGGACGGTGAGGCTTCAATAGTCGGCGAGGGTGAAAACAAGCCCGCAGGAAATGCAGAATTTAATACGGTGACAATCAAGCCTATAAAGGTCGTGTACCAGCACAGAGTTACAAGTGAATTTATGCACATGGCCGACGAAAAACAGCTCCCTTACCTTACTGCATTTTCAGACGGATTCTCTAAAAAAATTGCACGTGCAATTGACATTATGGGTTTTCACGGTGTAAATCCTGCTGACAATACTGCATCTGCAATAATCGGTACAAACTGCTTTAAGACCGCAGTAACATCTTCAATAACATACGACGCTTCCGCACCTGATGACAACATTGATGACGCTGTTGCACCGATTCAGTCGGCAAACGGTACAGTAACAGGTATTGCAATGTCGCCTGTATTTGCGTCTGCACTCGGGAAAATGAAAACCCGTGATTCAAATATTCCAATGTACCCTGACTTCCGTTTCGGTGCAAATCCAAGCAGTTTCGGCGGAGTAAACATTGACATCAATGACACTGTGAATTTCGGGTCAAGTGACATAAGGGCGGTAGTCGGTGACTTTGCAAACGCTTTCCGCTGGGGCTACTCTGAAAACGTGACATTTGAAATTATTGAGTTCGGCGACCCTGACGGACTGGGCGACCTCAAACGCAAAAATCAGGTGTGTTTCAGGTCAGAGGCTTTTGTCGGCTGGGGAATACTTTCACCGTCCTCATTTGCACTTATCAAGGCTGAGTAATGGGTGCAGTTTACGCAACGGTCAGCGACATGAGAGCGTGCGGAGTGAAACTCAGTGCGGAACAGGAAGAAACTGCCGAAAATTTACTTGTTACCGCCTCGGCAAAACTCCGTGTAATCGCTCACGGCAGGCACAAAGACCTTGATTCTCTCGTTGCCAATGAGGACTATGCGGAGGCAGTGAAAAGCATTGTAATTCAGGCAGTTGCACGCAGTCTGAACAGCATTTCGGACGATATTGCACTATCTCAGCAGTCGCAGTCAGGGCTTGGATACAGTGTTTCAATGACCTACATTAATGCAGGTCAGTCACTGTACTTTCTGAAAAACGAACTCAGAGAGCTCGGACTTATGGGGCAGACTTACGGAGCATTGGAGGTATATGAGACAACTGATTAAGGGTACAACTATTGAAATTATCAACAGTGAGAGCGTTGAAACTGTTGAAAACGTACTTGTCGGAGAACCCGTGCAGACTGAAACGGTGTGCGGAAAAACAGTACAGTACACGGTCGGAATACCAAAGGGCGACAGTCACCTGTGGGAAGATAAAAAACTGCGTATTTTCGGTAAAATATTCCGTACTGTCGGGCTTTGCGAACAGGGTATTGAGGAAAATATACCGCTTTTCTGGAATAAAAAAATCCGTGCGGAACTTATGCTGACTAACGCAGACATAACCGTCTACGAAAAAAATACCATGACTAAGCACATTCTGAATGATGTGTTTTTTTGTGACCGCAGAGGTCAGATTACTGAAAAAACAGGCGGAAAAAGTGACGGAGAAGTGAGCATTTTTGTGTACAGTGCAAACAATCCCGAATACATTCCGAAGTCAGAAGATATTGTGGTGGGTGCTGTAACTGACTTTGAATTTGACACATCAGATGAAAGAACAGTATCGGAGAGCATGAAAATTTTCCGTCAGCAGTACCCTCATTTTGCGGTAGTCCGTACCGTAACCCCTGTATTGTGCGGACTGCTTTACGACTATGAAATTACAGCGAGGTGAACGGTATGGAAATGAGTTTTACATGGGATAAAAAGTCGATATTCGGCAGAAAAAAGGCACTCAAAAAAGCTCAGGAAAATCTTGACCGTGAGTGCATTGAAAAAATGACCGAGTTTGTACCTGTCGGACTTCCGAGGTACAGAAATTCAGGTAAGCTAAGAGATTCGGCACAGGTAGCAGAATCGGGAAAAATAGTCTATACTGCACCGTTTGCACGAAGTGACTACTATTCAAATGTTGACCACACGCACGGCGGTAATCCCAATGCGGTAAGGCTTTGGTTTGAGGCTATGAAACACAAGTACGGCAGGCAGTTGATTAAAGATACTGCCGAAATTATGGGGTGCAGAGTAAAATGAACATCATTGAAAAAGTGCGTGAGATTTTGCAGAATTTCCCTAAAATTCAGGAAGTCTGCAACACCGTTCACATTGACTTCGCTGACCCCGACCCCACAAGCTACGGGCTTTCTTCAATCGGTGAAAGTGTAATTTCAGAGGATATACTCGGAAATCTGAAAAAGCGTCACAGTTTCCTGCTTTACGCTGTTTTCAGCAGTATAAACGACTACGAAAGGCTTACGAATACGTCTGTACTCATTGAACTTTCTGACTGGTTAAGAAGTCAGTCGGGAGAAGTCGAAACAGCAGTTGACGGGGAAGTTTATAAAGGTGAAATAATTGAAATCAAGGCAGGAAATGGTATGCTCTATGATGTACCGCAGGAAAACAGGTCTGAGGGAGTACGCTATCAACTGCAAATAAATGCCGACTATACGGTAAATTACGGAGGTATAACATGAAGCTCAAAAGAAGTGCATTACTGCATTACATCAATACAAAGTTTGACACAACATCAACAAAAAACTGGTTTTTAATCGGAAAAGACGTTGAAGATATGTCAGTGGAAATGAATCCCGACACCGAAACAGTGAAGAATATTCTTGACGAAACTAACGTAAACGACAACGGCTATGAGCCTGCATTTGACGTTGATACCTATTTTGCAAACCCTGACGATTCAGAGTTTTACGAAAAAATCAAGGATATTGCCATGAATCGCCTTACAGGTGACTCGTGCAAGACACAGGTGCTTGAAGTGCTTGTTGATAAAACAACAGGAACATACGATGCGTGGATTGAGGATTGTATAGTAAAGCCACAGTCCTACGGCGGAGCTCAGGGCGGTGTCAGAATACCCTACAACGTCAGCTTTTCGGGAAACCGTCAGCAGGTACAGGTGAATATTGACCCTGACACAAAGGCAGTAACAATAGTAACAGACTGATTTAAGGGCGGATTTACCGCCCTTTTTTAAGGAGTGAACCAAATGAAGTCAATAAATTTCGACAGCGGTTTCCGTGAGTATGCTTTGAACGGTGACGAGAAAAACACGGTAAAAATAAACACGACCGATATTAACCTTATCGGCAGAATAAAGGAAATGGAAAATAAAGTAAACGATTTGCAGAGTGAAATTAAAAATACTGAAAGTCTTTCGCCTGAACTTATTGAAAAAATTGACAGGGAACTCAGAAACGTAATAAACAAAGCTTTCGATACCGACATCTGTACGCCTGCTTTCAGAAATGCAAATCTGCTTTCACCCACTCAAAACGGCGGACTTCTTTTCATGGGACTTCTGAACGCACTTACTGAGGCAGTAAAGGCAGACGTTGAAAGTACCAAGACAAGACCCGAAGTACAGAAGTACCTTGAAGATGTACACACTTCTGAACAGTCTTGAAGTATCGGGTAAAAGCTACCCCATAAATGCCGACTTCCGCAATGTTCTCATTATTTTTCAGGCATTTAATGACAATAATTTAAGTGACAGAGAAAAAGCATATGTGTGCGTAAAAAGACTATATACAGGCAGTGTGCCTGTTACGGAAGAAGTACTTAAAAAGGCTTACTGGTTCTGTGATGGCGGTGACATACCAAAGTCAGAACCACAGAAAGTGCGTACAATTGACTGGGAACATGATGAGTCAATGATTTGTCCTGCGGTCAGCAAGGTACTCGGTACTTTTGATGTACGTTCACTTCACTTTCTGCACTGGTGGACGTTTTTAGGTGCGTTTGGTGAGGTGGGGGACGGACTTTTCAGTCAGGTAATGAACATACGTCAGAAACTCGCACAGGGAAAGAAAATCGAAAAGTATGAGCGTGAATTTATCAGGAAAAACAGGGAACTTATTATACTGCGTACTGCTGAGGAACAGGCTGAACTTGACGAAACAAGAGACTTCCTCGAAAAAATTACATGAAATGAGGTGAAGTTGTGGCTGTTGACGGCTTTCTGAATTTTGATACAAAAATAAATACAAGCGGTTTCAAAAACGGAATCAAAAATATAAGCAGTGGACTTGACGGAGTAAAAAATCAACTGAAAGAAATTGCTACTAGTATAGTTACAGTTTTTAGTGTAAAAGAAATTATAAATCTCGGCAAAAGTGCAATAGAAGTGTCAGCAGAAATAAGTGCATCAAATTCACAAATGGAACAGGCTTTCGGCTCAATGCTCAATACAGCAAATAAAGCAATAGAAAGAGTAGCTAAATCAAGCGGAATAGTTCAAACTCGTCTTAATGGTGTAGGTACATCAATTTATGCTTTTGCTAAAACTTCGGGTATGGATAGCGTACAGGCTTTAAGTCTTATGGAAGATGCTCTGAAAGTTACAGCTGATGCATCTGCTTATTATGATAAAAGTCTTGAAGAAACAAGTGAAACACTTAAATCGTTTTTAAAGGGGAATTATGCAAATGATTCGGCACTTGGAATATCATGTACTGAAACTACCCGAAATACAGTTGCAAACAGATTATACGGAAAATCATTCAAAGAACTTTCAGAAGCTCAGAAACAACTCGCACTTCTGCAAATGGTCAAGGACGCAAATGCTCTTTCAGGTGCAGAGGGACAAGCCTCCCGTGAAGCTGACGGCTGGGAAAACGTAATAGGGAATCTTAAAGAAACATGGAAACAGTTGCTTGCAGTAATCGGACAGCCTATGCTGAAAGTAGCTACAATTGCAGTAAAACAGCTTACATCTGCTTTAAGTTACTTGACTAAGCAGGCACAATATGCAGTAAATTCACTTAGTAAAATTTTTGGGTGGGAAAGTGAATCATCAGAAATTACATCTAAAATACCGTCAAATATTTCGCAGACTGTTGAAAATCAAGACAAACTTACACAAGCTGTTGAGGAAACTAATGAGGTACAGAAAAACAGTCTTGCAGGATTTGACAAGATAAATACAGTATCTTCAAATACTGCCGAAAACAAGGCAAATTCACCTGAAATTGCCGAACAGGTAAGCATTGAGCCGACAGCAGACGAAAGTGCAGTTGAGGAAACAGCAGAAGAAACAGCGGACGGTCTTGCAGAACGAATAAAGCGACTGCTTGAACCCGTAAAGCTCGCATGGGACGCAAATTTTCCTCAGCTTGCAGAAACTGCAAATCAGGCAAAAGAAAGCCTGAAAAGTATCTTTGCGGATATTTCGGAAAGTATTGAAAGTGTGTGGACTAATGGAACGGGTGAAAAGTATGTAAGTAATATCATACGTCTTTTTACTCAGATTATCGGCATTATCGGAGATGTTTCAAATGCTCTTGACAATGCATGGAATGACGGCGGACGAGGTACGGCACTTGTACAGTCCTACTTTGACGCTTGGAACTCGTTTCTTATTCTCCTGCACGAAACAGGTGCAACATTCAGGCTTGTATGGAATGACGGCACTGGTGAGGAGATATGCGGAAATATACTCGAAATACTCACGAATATCAATGATATTGCAAAAAATCTTCAAACTGACTTTTGGATTGCATGGAATACAAATCATAACGGTGAGAGAATTTTAAGCGGTATACTTGGAATATTCAACGGCATTTTAAGTTTTATAAACAGGATTACAAAGTCAACGGC